GTGGAGCTGGAGGCGGCCATACCATCCATATCAGCGCAACAGACACTCAGGACGTACTGCGATCACTGCAAAAAGGCGGCGCTTTACAAAAGGCTTTGACCGACCTTAATCGCAACTTCACTTTCCCTAAATAATTATGGGACAGTCAATTTTTCCAGCATTGCCCGGGTTGACGATGGAGACGCAAGTTTCCCCTCGTTTCAATACCAAGATTAACGCCGCCGTATCTGGATTTGAGGTGCGCGCAGCTTATATGGTTTCCCCTTTGTGGAAATTCACGTTCAAGTACGAATTTATTCGTGACGACGCAACGAATGAGCTGAAAACACTGCTTGGGTTTTTCAATGCCCGGCTCGGATCGTTCGATTCGTTCTTGTACTCCAGCCCGATAGATAACTCAGTCACCGCGCAATCATTTGGCACCGGCAACGGATCTGCAACATCGTTCCAGTTGGTACGCGCTTACGGCGGGTTTACTGAGCCGGTGCAAAACCTGAATGGTGCGCCGTCTATCTATGTGAATGGGGTTATGACTTCCTGCACGATAAGCGGCACAGGATCGGTGCTATTCTCCGCACCACCGGCAAATGGCGCGGTCCTGACGTGGACCGGTGCGTTTTATTACCGTTGCCGATTTATGGCCGATACCATCGATGCTCTGCAATTTTTGCAGAAGCACTACAGCATGAACAAATTGGAAATCGTCGGAAGCCCGATGAATAAGGTTTAAAGATGAAAGCCGCTTCCGCTGCAACCATAGCAATTCTCGCCGGTAATCAGTTCATGATGGCCGAACTGTACTCGCTGACGCTGCTCACAGGGGTTGTGCTGCGCTTCACGGATGCCGACGGTGATCTTGCCTACAACGGCAATATCTACGCCGCCACCAGCCCAAAGATCATGCGTGACCGGACAAAACTGACGGTTGGGATTAGCGTAGACACGATGAGCGTCACGATGTTTTGCGGGGCGAACGATTTCATCCAGGGCGTGCCGATTCCTCAGTTCGTCAATAACGGCGGGTTTGATGGCGCGCGCCTTAAAGTTGATCGCGTTTTTATGGCAACTTATGGCGATACATCGGCGGGCGTGGTTAATATTTTCACCGGCACGATTTCGGACGTTACGCCATCGCGCACTCAGATATTGCTCACGGTCAGCTCAGATATGCAGCTGCTCAACATCCCGATGCCGCGAAACGTGTATGCACCGGCCTGTTCGCATAGCCTGTATGACTCTGCGTGTGGCGCGGTCAAAGCTAGTTTTGGCGCAACTTCAGCCTGCACGGCTGGCACGACTACGCTACAGGTTCACAGTGCGCTTGCTCAGGCAGATGGATATTTTGACACCGGAACAATCACATTCAGCAGCGGACAGAACGCGGGTGCAACGCGCACGATCAAGAGCTACGCCGGCGGTGTGATCACGATGTCGACGCCGCTTTATTTCGTGCCCGCCACCGGTGATGCATTCACCGCTTATGCTGGATGCGACAAGACGCAGGCGACTTGCGCAAACAAATTCAACCGCGTGATCAGCTTCCGTGGATTCCCATTTATACCTGTTCCAGAGGCCAGCGTATGAGCGCCCAAACGCGTCAGGCGATCATCGACGAGACCGTCACATGGTTGCGTACGCCTTATCACCACATGGCAGCGATCAAGGGCGCTGGTGTGGACTGTGCGCAGATACTCATCGAGGTGTATGCCGCCGTCGGGTTGGCAGAAAAACCAGATATCGGGAATTACTCACCGGACTGGATGCTGCATCGATCTGAAGAGGTGTATCTGGGCTGGTTAGAAAAATACTGCATCGAAGTCGAAGCGCCAAAGATGGGCGATATCGTCATGTTTAAGTTTGGCCGGTGTTTTTCGCATTCCGGCATCGTCACAGAATGGCCGCGCCTGATCCATGCGCAGCGCGAGGACGGATGCTGCTATGCGGACGCAGGACAAGGAAATCTCGCAGATCGCGAGGTTCGATTCTTCTCATTTTTTGGTAAGTTAGCATGAGCGGTGGAAATAAGACAATCTCAACATCAGACGTTCGCCTGGGCGGGTTGCAGATACAGAACACCGGTTATGGTGTTTGTATTCCGATCCTGTACGGCACGAACCGTGCAAAGCCGAATCTGATTGAATACACGAATTTCATTGCCACCCCGCACACGACGACATCGAGCGCAGGCGGGAAGGGCGGTGGCGTCACTACGTCAAACACGACATTTTCTTATACGGCGGCAGTGATACTCGGCATCTGCGAGGGTCCAGTAGCTGCTTTTGGTCGCCTGTGGCTGGATAAAAACTCACCGGTCGCGCCATCACAATACGGTCTGAGCATGTTCGGCGGGAGTTATCCGCAAACGCCTTGGTCATGGATGACGACTTACAACCCGTCTCGCGCTATCGGTTATCAAGGCATCGCCTATGCCGCCTGCGGAAATTACAGTCTGGGCAGCAACGCATCGATCGGCAATCACAGCTTTGAAGTGACCGGCACCGGAACGCTGCGAAATGGCTATGACGTGAACGCCATCGATGTCATCGCAGATTTTTTGAATAACGCGAACTATGGTGCGATGTTCCCGTACCTGGGCGATACCACGGCAGCATGGAATTATTGTCAGGCAAACGGCGTATTCATCAGCCCGATCCTCGATACACAGCAACCCGCGCAGCAATGGCTGACGCAGTTTGCCAAGATAGCGAATGCCGGTCTTGTGTGGAGCAGTGGATTGCTCAAGATCGTTCCTTATGGCGATCAGGCTGTCACCGGCAATGGCGCGACCTATACCCCGTCAGTCACACCGATTTATGACCTGACGGACGATGATTTTCAGGATAGTAACGGTGATCCTGTCACGGTTACACGCAAGCGTCAGGCAGATGCATTTAACTCGGTGCAAGTAGAATATTTGAACCGAAATAATTATTACAACATTGAGCCAGCCACTGTCACCGACATGGCAAATATCGAGGCGTACGGGCTTCGAGCTATGGCTTCAGTGTCATTGCATGAAATATGCGTGCCAACCGTGGCAAAACAGGTCGCGCAGGCATTCTTGCAGCGTGAGTTGTATGTGCGTAATACCTACACGTTTATTCTGACGTGGAAATATTGCCTGCTTGAACCGATGGATGTAGTGAGCCTGACAGATGTTGCGCTTGGGCTGAGCTTTACGCCGGTGCGCATCGTCTCGATCGAAGAGAATTATGACGGCCTACTGACGATTACCGCCGAAGAAATGCCCTATGGCGTGTCGCAGCCAGCGCATTATCCGCACACGGGCGGCACAGGCTATTCGCCCAGCAACAACGTCACCGGCGGTCCGGTGAACACCCCTGTCATTTTTGAGCCGCCAAACGTGATGAGCGCGCCAAATCTTGAGGTCTGGATGGCGGTCAGTGGCGGCACGGACTGGGGCGGCTGTAATGTGTGGGTCAGCGAAGATAACGCGACCTACCGGAATATCGGCAGAATCACCAGCCCTGCGCGACACGGCGTTCTCTCGGCCAGCCTTGCTGGTGGCGTTGATCCGGACACAACGCATACGCTATCGGTTGATATGTCAGCCAGTCGCAGCCAGTTGTTATCTGGCACACAGGCAGACGCGGATAGTCTGAAAACATTGATGTGGGTCGATGGTGAGCTGATGTCATATCAGAACGCTACACTGACTGCCGCATACTATTACGACCTGACTTATTTACGCCGGGGTGTGGACGGAACTGCAATCGGTGTTCATGCCGTTAATTCGCAGTTTGCGCGTCTCGATGATGCGATTTTCAAATATGTTGTGCCGGTCGGCATGGTTGGCCTGCCTGTATGGGTGAAGTTCGCCAGTTTCAATTCATTTGGCGGCGGCGTTCAATCGCTGGCGGATTGCACGGCTTACAACTACACCATACTTGGGAATCGCCCCGTTGGTCTGACGGCAATCACCGCGACCGGTGGAATGTTCCTAAACGACTTATCGTGGACATTCGGCGCTGTACAGCGCGACCGAGACTACACCGAGATCATTGGCAGCACGACAAACGACCGCACCACAGCAACCACGCTGACCGCATCGAAAAGCCCGACGGCGAACTGGAAACATACCGGACTGACGCCTGCTCAGACTTGGTTTTACTGGGCGCGGACTGTTGATAACTCGGGAAATACCTCTGGCTGGTATCCAGCCAGCG